TGCTAGTTCTACTAGGAATACAGTATTTAGTAACTATGTTGCTAAAGGAACTGGAGGTGCCATTTTTGACAACGCATCTAGCGCGACTGGGAATATATTTGCTGATTTTTATTCGCTTGAAAGCGGAACGGTTTATGTTCGGGCGGCTAATGGAGGAGCTAGCGGCTCTGCAACATATGATCCGCCAAGCATAGCTGCTGGCGCATCTAATTCTACTACTGTCACAGTCACAGGGGCTGCGGTTAGGGATTACGCTCAAGTCAGTTTGAACACAACTACAGGTGGTTTGATTGTAAGCGCGGCAATTACCGCGGCTAACACGGCTACGGTAACATTTTTTAATCCTACGGGAAGTCCTATTGACCTTGGTTCTTTAATTATTCTTGTTAGAACAACTCCGTTTACGGCATAATTATTTACTAATCCAATAAATGACAACTAAACAGGAACTGAGAGAAGCAGCAGAGAGTGATCTCTGTACCTTTGCTAAACTTGTTAACCCTATGCGGATCTATGGCGAGATCCATGAGCGGGTATTCAAGTTCTTGCAGCATTCAGGCAATGATCTCAACCAACTCATCATGCTTCCTCGGGGACATCAGAAGTCCCACTGTCTGGCAGTATGGTGCGCTTGGTGGATAACGAAGCATCCTGAGACTACGATCCTGTACATCTCGGCTACTGCACAACTGGCAGAGGATCAGCTGTATGCCATTAAGTGCATTATCGATTCTCCAGTGTACCAAAGGTACTGGCCTGAGATGCTGGATAAAGATGAAGGACGCAGGAGCAAGTGGAGTACAACCGCTATTAACGTGGACCATCCTGCTCGGGCTAAAGAGATGGTGCGGGACAATACGATCCGGACTGCTGGCCTGACTACGAACACCACAGGCTGGCACGCTGATGTAGTCATAGCGGATGACGTAGTAGTTCCTGACAACGCTTACACCGAAGAAGGTCGTAGGAAGACTGCTGCTGCCATGTCCCAGATGTCCTCTATTAAGAACGCTGGTGGAATGGTTAAGGCAGCAGGTACTCGGTACCATCCCTCGGATCAGTACAGCGTATGGCTCAATCAAGAGGAAGCCATCTATAACGATAAAGATGAGATCGTTAAGTACATTCCAGTTTGGGATATGATGGAAGAAGTTGTAGAGGTTGATGGAGTATTTACTTGGCCCAGAGAAGCTAGGCCGGACGGGAAACGCTTTGGCTTTGATCGTAAGATCCTCTCCAGGATCTATGCTGAGTACACAGACAAAACTCAGTTCTATGCACAGTACTACAATAACCCTAACGATCCTGAATCCAATCGAGTGGATCGATCCCGGTTCCAGTACTACGATCAGAAGTTCCTTAAGCAAGTAGCAGGCACTTGGTTCTTCAAAGAGAACCGACTCAACGTATACGCAGGAGTTGACTTTGCGTTCAGTCTATCAAAAAAATCCGATTATACGGCTATCGTTGTCATTGGCGTTGATGCCACTAACGATATCTATGTACTCGATATTGACCGCTTCAAGAGCGATAAGATCAGCGAGTACTACGATAGGCTCGTGGGTATGTACAACAAGTGGCAATTCAAGAAGCTCAGAGCAGAAGTCACAACAGCCCAACAAGTCATTGTGAATGACCTGAAGCAGAGATTCAAAGAGGGAGGCGTCTCTCTCAAGATCGATGAGTACAGGCCTAACAGGAACCAGGGTTCAAAGGAAGAACGCATTGCAGCGGTGCTGGAACCTCGGTACCAACAGCAGGCAATGTGGCACTACCGTGGAGGGTACATCCCTGTACTGGAAGATGAGATCCTTCTGGCTAGACCCGCGCATGATGACGTAGTGGATACTCTAGCCAGTATCGTAGAGATTGCTCAGAAGCCACGAGAGCGAACTGAGAAAGTAAAGAATACTTCCGGGCTTGCGTTGTTTAACAAGCGGTTCGGAGGCTTTGGGACCACAATGGGCGGAATAGCATATGGCAGGTAATGTAGCACAACTCAGGGATCAGCTTCGACCGGACAACCTTGCTGGTCAGATATACATGATGTGGAATGACTTCCATAATCAGCGCAAGCCGTGGGTAGAGGAACAGAAGGAACTCAGGAACTATCTGTTCGCTACGGATACAAGCAAGACTTCCAATAGGACTCTTCCTTGGAGGAACAGCACAACTACGCCTAAGCTCACCCAGATCCGGGATAACCTGCACGCTAACTACATGGCTGCTCTGTTCCCTAACGATCAGTGGATGAAGTGGGAAGGCTTCTCTTTGGATGACGCTACCAAAGCAAAGCGCGAAGCCATCGAATCCTACATGCAGAACAAGACTCGCCTCGGTGGATTCCGTACTGCAATCTCTCAACTTCTGTACGACTACATTGATTACGGCAATGCTTTTGCGGATGTTGAGTGGGTGAATGAAACCAAAGAGGATCAACTCACAGGGGAGATAATTCCGGGTTATGTGGGTCCGCGTGTTATGCGGATCTCGCCTCTGGATATCCTGATCAATCCGGCAGCCTCTGCATTCAAGAACTCCCCCAAGATGACGCGGAAGATCATGAACCTCGGGGAGTTGAAGGCGCTGGCAGAGGACTTTCCTAACGAAGGTTGGGTAGCTGAAGCTTTGTCCAAAGCTATGAAGTTCCGGCATGACATTGCTAATGGCCAGTACAGCATTGAGGATTTCGACAAAGCTGCTGGGTACACCATTGATGGATTTGGTAACCTGTACGAGTACTACCAATCCCCGTATGTTGAACTGATTGAATTCGAGGGTGACCTGTATGATCCTAACACTGATACTCTGCTGCGGAATCATTGCATTACGGTTATTGATCGCTCGAAAGTAATCCGCAAGGAAGTCAATCCTAGCTGGTTCCCCAAGGGTTCCAAAGCTCACGTTGGTTGGCGCTTGCGTCCTGACAACCTGTACGCCATGGGACCGCTGCACAATCTCGTGGGTATGCAGTACAGGATCGATCACCTTGAGAACATCAAGGCGGACGTATTCGATTTGATTGCATTCCCTCCCCTGAAGATCCGTGGAGAGATCGAGGAGTTCGACTGGGCTCCCGGTGCTGAGATCCATATGGATGTAGAAGGCGATGTCACTATGCTTGTGCCTGACACTACGGCACTGGCTGCGGACACACAAATCGCTATTCTTGAACAGCGAATGGAGGACTACGCAGGCGCACCTAAGCAGGCTATGGGTATCCGTACTCCTGGCGAGAAGACTGCTTACGAGGTCCAGTCCTTGGAGAGTGCTGCTGGTCGTATCTTCCAAGAGAAGATTCAGAACTTTGAAGTAGAGATGCTGGAGCCTATCCTGAATGCCATGCTGGAAATCTCCCGCAGGAACATGGATGCAGCGGATATTGTTCGAGTCTTTGATGATGAACTAGGCGCACAGATCTTCAGCACGGTAACCAAGGAGAACATCACTGCTAACGGTAAACTGCGTCCTGTAGGGGCACGGCACTTCTTCAGCCAACAGCAGCTTATTCAGAACCTTACGGGACTGTTCAATAGTCCTGTTGGTCAGTTGATTGCTCCGCACGTATCGTCCAAGCAGTTGGCTCGTCTAGCAGAGGATCTCTTCGGTGTTGAGCGCTACCAGTTGATCTCTGACAACATTGCTTTGATCGAGCAGTCCGAGCAACAGCGCCTCATCGCAGTGCTTCAAGAGCAAGCTGTAGGCGAGGATGCTGCAATGATGGCTGCGGATCAGGGCGGAATGCCTCCCGGAATGCCAGTTGGTTGACACGTCAACTATATTCTGCGATAATCGGAGACTATAACTATGCCTTATGTTAACAAGCCTCGGCCATACAAAAAAGAATACAAGCAGCAAAAGGAACGCGGAGAACATCCAGATAGGATGGAACGCCAGCGAGCCAGGCGAGAGTACGATAAAAAAAATATAGATCGTAAAGGTAAGGATGTTGCTCATAAGAAAGCCTTGTCTAAAGGCGGTAGCAACAAGGACGGCACAAGGTTGGAATCGCCCAGCAAGAACCGTTCGTTCCGCAGGAAGTCTAATGGAGCAATGAAGTAATGGCTTCTCCTGCATGGCAGCGTAAAGAAGGCAAGGACCCTAAAGGCGGATTGAACGCCAAAGGTCGAGCCTCTTACAACAAAGCTACTGGAGGTAATCTAAAACCTCCTGCGCCTAATCCTAAGACGAAGAAGGATGCTGGTAGGCGTAAATCCTTTTGTGCTCGTATGCAAGGCATGAAAGACAAACTTACCAGCGAAAAAACTAAACGTGATCCTGATAGTAGGATCAATAAATCACTCAGAGCGTGGAACTGCTAATGCCTAAGAAAATGATGAAGCACGGTGGAAAGGAAGAAATGAAAGAAATGAAAGGTAAGAAGTACCGTGGCGGTATGAAAGAAGAGATGGCTGAAATGAAAATGGCTAAGGCCAAGAAGAAAAAAGCTAAGAAGTGAAACCAGTTTGGTTCAAGGGTGCTAGAGACAATCAAGCCAAGTCGGACAGAAAGTCCCAGGTTGTCTCAGCAGCCAAAGCTCTAGAGGTTCTGACCGGAATCCTTGAGGAAAAGATTAAGGAAAAAGAGTCAGAAAGGAATCTGCCGAAATGCTACGAACTCGCAGGGTTCGGGTACTTTCAAGCAGATGCGTCCGGTTATATTCGGGCGCTTCGGGAAGTGCAAAGCATTATTGACCTACAAGGAAAGGATTAAATATGTCTGAAGAATTCTTGGGCACGACCAACGCCCAGATGGCAGAGACTAGCCAACCGGCAGTTGAAGCGCAGGTAAAGCAAGAAGGTAAGCCGGAATACGGTGAGTTCCTCCAAGCGATTACCAACCCTGAAGGAAAGCCTAAGTACAAGACCGTAGCGGACGCACTGATTGGTGCAGCTAAAGCGCAGGAGCATATCCAGCGAATTGAGGCTGAGAACGCTGAACTCAGGACGGTCGCTAAGAAGGTCGATACGATGGAACAACTCCTTCAACGCCTTGAACAAGGTAAGGGTTCCGACCAAGCCCCGATGCCGAAAGTCGAGGATCAGGAGCAGATCGTACTCTCTGTACTGGAGAAACGAGAACAGGCTCTTCGTGAACGCCAGAATAGGGAACAAGTTCTTGAATCGCTTAAAGGGAAGTTTGGAGATAAAGTCCAAGATGCTCTTCAAGCAAAAGCTAATGACCTCGGTCTTAGCGGAACTTGGTGCCTTGGCTGCGCGCTCACCTAAAGCAGTTCTTGGTTACTTCGATACGAGGGCGGCGGCTCCTTCCGTACAGAGTACGGTAAACACGCAGGCTCTTTCTCCGAAGGCAACTGAGGTGAAGGCACCAGAGAATATCATGTGGGGCGCAAGCACCAAGGATGTTGTCGGGTTCTTCCGTCAGGTCAAAGAGGAAGTGAATAAGGAACTCGGACTAGCATAATAGGAGACTACTATGTCCAACTATACGCTGAATACCCCTTCGTTTATCGAAGCCCAGCAGTACAGCCAGTTCATCCTTCGCACCCTGCCGACTGCGATCCTTCCCCAAGGTTTCTATCGGGATGTATCGGATTTCGGTGCGGGTTCGACGCTGAACATCAAAACTATCGGTACGGCCACGATTCAAGAAGTAGAAGAGGAT